ATATGCAAACAGATTAAATTTACTAGAATCAAGACCACCAATGTCTGATATTGCAGAATTAAATTTAAAAGCATATCAAATACAATCTGATTTAGATAATCAGCTACATATTTCTGCTGTACCAATGTTGGCATTTTATGGATTTCCGCAAAGTTCTGAAGAAGTAACTGCTGGACCCGGAGAAGCAATAGCCTTCCCTGCTGATGGAAGAGCAGAATACATAGAGCCTGCTGGTAGAAGTTATGATGCTCAGTTTAAAAGACTTGATGTTTTATCAAACCAGATAAACGAGTTAGGTCTTGCTGCTGTATTGGGACAAAAATTATCAGCAGAAACAGCAGAAGCAAAGCGAATAGATAGATCGCAGGGTGATTCAACAATGATGGTTGTAGCACAACAAATGCAAGATATGATTGATAACTGTTTACAGTTTCATGGTCAATATATTAATGCTGAATCTGGTAGTTGTTTTGTAAATAGAGACTTCTTATCACAGAGACTAGAGCCACAAGAAATACAGGCATTACTACAGCTTTATACATCTGGTTCAATTACACAGGAAACATTACTGAAACAGTTACATGAGGGAGAAGTATTGGGAGATGAATTTGATGTTGAAGAAGAAGTTGAATCTACACAAAATGGTGGATTAGTCGAAATGGCACAACCAAAAGAAGTAGAACCAGAGCCAGAAGAAGAACAAGATGCTGCATAATCAATGTCAATTCCAGAAAGTTTTTACAGACAATCTATTGATTTAAATAGATATAGCAATCGTATTTCTAGGGAGATAGTAACTAATTACAATAATGTAATTTTAGATTTAACAAATAAACTTGCCACTATTGATGAGGTTACAGCTCCTGCAACAGTTGCTCGTATCAGGTCAATGCTTGCACAATTTAAAGAAAGTCTTGAGGGTTGGTCTGTAGAAGGAACTGCATATATGACAGATCAATTACAAAGCCTTGCTGTATTTCAGACTGAATTTGTTGCGAATGAATTACAAAAAGTTTTGCCCCGTGGTGCAGTAAATGTAAATACAGTACAAGTTTCTGAGGATTTCGCAAGAAGTCTTGTTTATACAGACCCAACTAGAATTAATGTTTTCACATTGCCAACACTTGAATCACAAGTTCAGAGGACATTTAGCCTTACTGCTGCAAAAGGTTCAGTAATTACATTACCAAGTGGAGAGGTAGTCGAAAAGGCATTTCGTGGCATTGCTTCTTCACAAGCTGATTTTATTAGTAGAGAAATAAGAGTTGGAGTTACAGAAGGTGAATCAATGACAAAAATAGCAAAAAGATTAAGAGGTCGATTACAGTTTGGATCAAACCAAGAAATGACAGCAAGAGCACAGGCACTTGCTGGTGGTACTGGAATGAAATTAGCAAATAATCAAGTCAGAACAATTGTAAGAACATCTGTAAATCAAGTTCAGACAATGGCTAATCAGGCTGTTTATTCTGCGAATCAAGAAGTTACCAAAAGATATGAATATGTTGCAACACTTGATGCAAGAACAAGTGCAATATGCGGAAGTTTAGATGGAAAAACTTTTAAATATGGAGAAGGTCCAATGCCTCCACAACATTTTAACTGTAGGTCAACTACTGTTCCAATTATAGATGATGAGGATTTAAGGAAAAGATTTCCTGACACTAGACCGAGCAGTGTTGGTCGTGTGTCGCAAGATGAAAGTTATCCCGATTGGTTAAAAAAGAATCCAAATATGCAAACTGAAGCTTTAGGTAATAAGAAACCTTTTTTTAATTATCTAATAAATACAAAAAAGAAAAGTCCAAGAGAAGCTTTACGACAAATAATTCGTGATGATGGAACTGAATTATCTTTAAAAGATTTAATTAAAAAATATCCAAAAGCAATTTAAAAGTTATACTATTGTTAGTTGCTTCTATTATCATGCCAATGGGAAAGGGAACTTATGGTTCTAAAATGGGTAGACCACCTAAAAAAAAGAAAAAAGTAAAAAAAGGTGGTAAAAAATAATGGCAAAAACATTACTACAAAAGCTAGCAGAGGCTAAAAAACCAAAAGCAAAGAAAAATGCGAAAGAAAAAAAAGAAGAGTAAAATTCCAGAAAATTATCTGAAAGGGTCTAAAAACAGAAGTGCAAAAGCTGCTGAAATTAGACGTACTGCAGAAGCCTACAGAAAAGGTGAATATATTGACATTAAAGCTGTTCAAAAATCTAGGGTAAACCAAGATGTCACAAAAAAAAAGAAGAAGTCCACTAAACGAAAAAACAAAAAAAGCACTAAGAGCTAAAGCAGAAGGCACAAGATTTACTTATGGTGAACTTGCTGCTGTTTATAGAAAAGGACAAGGAGCTTATTTATCAAGTGGAAGTCGAAATGTCAGTATGCCTGCATGGTCAATGGCTCGTGTTAACAGCTATATGAGAGGTGGTCCAGCACGCAAAGTAGATAAAGATATTTATGATAGAACTAGGAAAAGGCAAAAATGACAGTTAAACGTGGGAAAGAATCTTTTTCTGGTTTTAATAAACCAAAAAGAACTCCAAATCATCCAACAAAATCCCATGCAGTATTAGCAAAAGAAGGAGATAAAGTTAAATTAATTAGATTTGGACAACAAGGTGTTTCTGGTGCTGGTAAAAATCCACAAACTGAAAAAGGCAAAGCTAGACGTAAATCATTTCTTGCTCGTCATGCAAAAAATATTGCGAGAGGAAAAATGTCTGCAGCTTTCTGGGCAGCAAAGGTAAAATGGTGATATAAATAATATAATACATTTAGTTTACGACTAATCCATGTCTGAAGAAAACAAAGAAGTGGTTACGCCACCAGAAAACAATGCAGAACTTGAGCAACTTAAGGAATCTGTAAAAAAACTTGAAGCAAAAAATTACGAACTTATTGGTAAATTAAAAAATCAAAAACCAGTTTCCGATAAAGCTATGCCAGAAGATTACGAAGCGTTACTTGCTTTTAAACAAAAGCATGAACGTGAACAGTTAGAGAGTGAGGGCAAGTACACGGAAGCAACACAAAAACTTGAACAGCAGTATCGTGATAAATCTGCAGAAGATAAAGAAAGAATACAAAAACTAGAAGCTAGAAATCGTGAGCTTGAACTTATTACACCAGCAATGCAAGCATTATCTGAAGTAACACATGACCCTGAGTTAGTTTTAAATAATTTAGTGCCAAAAGATCAAATACAAATTAAAGAAGGTATACCTGTTGTTGTTGATGGATATGAACAATTGCCTGTCCAAGAGTATGTAAAAAATAAACTTGAAAAAGAAAAGCCATATTTATTAAAAAATAAACTGCCATCTGGTGGTGGTGCACCAATTTCGAGGCCATCATCTGATAATTTTTCAGAAGATATGTTAAAACCATTTCTGAAAAATAGTGAAGATATTACTGAACAGGGTCGTATTTTTAAAACATATGGAAAAGAAACTTGGCAAAAGTTGAGAGATATTGCAAAAACACGTTAATATATAAATATTAGGCAAGGCTACGCTAAGTCAAATAGGGTTACGCCCACAACCGTTAAATTTTTATTCTTGAACACATGGCAGTTCTCAGGAGTGATATTATCGTTCCAGAGGTATTTACGCCTTATGTCATTGAG